CGCTGAACACTGTAAGAAGTTTTTTAAAGGTAAGAATGAAGACAATACCTGATTTAATCAACGACATACGTTGGTATTATAAAAGAATTATTGATGTGCCATTGAGTTGGCTAGAATCGATAGGTAGTAAAATGAATGTCTATGCTTGGAACAAGCGTTGGCGAAACAGAGAGGAAGGAACTGGATATGGAAAAAGACCAGAATAAAAAAACAGATAAAGTTACCATTGATATGTTTAACTGGGGTCCTTGTGTGACTCGAATGAAGATCACATCAGACTTTCAAAAACTATTGTTAGACGAAGCGAAAAAAAATAAGGAAGATTATGTAGATAAACTAGCAGGTCAAATCGACCATGAAACAGGTTACTCGGATGCCTCTAGAGAGAAGATTGTACCCTATGTTGCAGGTACACTTGGACTCTACAACCAAGCGTATGAAGCCTATACGAAGAAAAAATTTGAAAAGAAACCTGAATATATTATGTCAGCTCTATGGATAAACTATCAAAAAGCGAATGAGTTTAATCCACCTCACGATCACGATGGTAAGTTAAGCTTTGTTATCTACTTACAAATCCCTGAAGAACTAAAGAAAGAAAATAAAGAGTATAAAGGTAGAAGCTGTGGTCCCGGTGGCATACAATTTTTATATGGTGATGGACCTAGAGACGCTGTAACTTATATGTCTTACTTCCCTGAAGAGAGAGATATGTTCATCTTTCCAGCGTGGTTGAAGCACTGGGTTAGTCCTTTTAGATCTAATTGCACCAGGATCAGTGTTTCGGGAAACATACACGACTCGGCCCCTTTGAATAATATCAGTAAGTTTGCTCCAACGTACGTGAGTAAAGATAAGAAAGGATAATAAAATGAAAACGTTAGAAGAAATAAAAAAAGAATATCCAAATCTTAGAACTAATGGGTTTAAATATAATGATTATGATGGTGGAGATCTATTAAAACGTCCGAAAGAGTTTGAAGCTGTTTGTAAATGGCTTAATGATAATATCGGAAAAAGAAAAACAATAGACGATGGGATAAGTTCTTATGGTTTAAAACATATTGTAGAAGATGCTATACACCATTATGTATGTAACGGAATCCTTATAGCTTCAGCTTTGGCGTGTGGTTATAAAATGAAACATTATAGGGGACCGAACTGTTTTTTTAATATGAGTTATAAAGATTTAAAAAACTTTGATAGAAACGAAGGTTATAGTGGACCTCCTTTGGACCGACTTAATGATTAAGAAAAATAATAAATACTCCTACGCTAAAGGTACACGGCACACGGAGCATGGAACACGGAACTATGAAGTTGCTGGGTAC